TCCAAGCCTCTGAATTACAGTCCAGTTTTTTAATGGTGTAGTAGGTGCATCCAGCTTGTTATCTAAACCATGATGTGTAGTCTTATCACCTTTGGCTCCCGCTTTAGGTGGTGTGTTTACCTCTTTAAGCTTATCAAGATTAAAATATTCCATTGTATCTGCATTAGCCTTGAGCTCATCAGCCGTGGCATTAAACCTTAATATAACCCACTTCTTTTCCTGTAAACTATAAGTATAAGATGGGTCTGTAAATACGTCTCTTGGGTCAACCACGTCAAAGTTAAAACAGTCTCTTAGTATAATTTCCTCAACAACATCTTCCTCTCTTGTTCTCTCTATTGGATTACCTTCTGGATCACTACCGACCCTTTCCAGCACCATTTGTGTCCCTGTCTTTTCATTCCTTGCTTCCTGTTCCCACCAACACCTGAAATATGTAACACCGCAAATATTCTTCATATTAACAGCTCTCATATATTTCTGATAGAAGTATAAGTCTCGCCTGTTAAGTGTTTTATTTATTAAATCTTTACTTACCTTTGCAGAACGAATACTCATTTCATCTTCACTGCCAACATACACCTCCACAAAGTCATGCGTCCTGAAGTATAATCCAGCTTCTATAGCAGATTGTGTAAGCATCTGTGCTAAAAACTCAGGCATATATATGTCAGACATCCAATCATAATTCTTTTCCGTTCGCTCACAGTCAAACATGTCAAGATAGTCCAGATAATCCGCATCTGGAATATTATTGTTACTTTGCCCGACTACATATTCGCCATCTATAATTAGATTAGCAAGGGCTTTGGTTTCTTCTTCACTATATTGTGCCATATAATTTTTCCTTATCTTTTTGTCTGGTAATACCTCTTGTGTATATAATCTCTAGGTTTCTTTGTAAGTTGTTTTCTTGGAGAAAACCTGACATCCTTCATTAAAAACTCAAGAGCCGTACAAAAATGACTCCATTTAACTGTAGGTTTTCCTTTCTCAAGCCTCCATTGCTTTAACGAATCTGCCGCAAGGGGACAATCATTTAATACCCATAAAGTAGGAAGTCTCTTCTCCAGCCCGCTCTGATGTATCTTGTTATTAAAAGGCTTCTCGCATAAAGTGGCATTTGCAAGCCTTCTCCTTATCTCATCCCTGCCTCTTAAATTATGATCTGTCTTTGATACAGTAGATTTTGTATTAGCACTTTCCCACCATCCACCAGTACACTCTTCGTTCTTCTTCATTTGGTTGAAATAGTGGTTCATATCATCCACCACGCTTCTCGTTGTATTTGACTGCTTTATACTGGCCAGTGGGTCTATAAGGTTCATCCCGAACTTCCTGGTAGGACCACTTACATCAGCTATCATCTTACATATAGATAGTGTATTATCCCTCTCTGGATCAGGGTTTAACTCTGCATACACAAACGCCTCATCATACGGAGATAAATACACAAATATAATAGCAAGCTTTGTCGTTGGATGCCAGTCTTCTGACCTGAAAAACGTACCAGTCTTAGGTATACCATCTGGAAAAACATCACTCCCTTTTCTTATATGTATCCTTGGAACAAACTGTTTATATATCTTACCTGTAACAGCAGCAAATATACCATACCTACGCATATCAACCAACTGCCTGTCATCAAATCCTGCATATTTCCTATCTATAATCTCTTTTGTGAGTAGTGGGTTATCATCAGTTGCCATCTGAATAACCGCTATAGACTCCTTACTATTAGTAAATTCTATCTCAGGAAACTTGGTTTTATGTTCACGGAGATAATACTCCCTTATAGCGTTACTTTTATAATAAACTTTAGCACGTTCGTATATACGGTCAAAATAATACCCAATAGCATTATCTTCTGTAGGCGTATATGATATACATGTATCACCATCTTCTATCAACAGACGGGCTGGTTGTTCATCATAAAACGGTTCTGGTGCTAACTCGTCAAGCCATAGTGCTGTTCTCTTATGACCAGCAACAGACTGTGTAGATTGATTGTAAGATACATATTCAATCGTTATATCATCCCCACCATAAGGATCTCTTATTATCTGTACCTGTCTTCGTGCTGTAATATCTTTCTTTAAAAGGAAAGATGGTAGCCATCTGGTAAACTCTGGATATTGCGTGTTCTTTGTTTCACTGGACCTTTCACTACTATCTTCATTAGATTTAGATTTCTCCACAGGGAGGTTCTGTGATGCAAACCTATATATCTTATGAATCCTTTCGTGCTTGTGTATCTCTGTATTACAGTGAGGACATGGCTTACCTTCCAGGTTACTGAAATATTCCTTTGGTGAGAAGTAGTGTCCCCTCTCAACCCCTTCGACATCCATGTTCTTCTTCAGCTTATCCTCGTATATACTGGCAGAATCACACTTAAAATATACCATATTCTTTCTAGGCACAGGATGCCAGCCAAGTATTCTCAGTACGAAGTTATATGCAATAACAGCCGTACCGCCTGCCTGGTTCCCCTTGTTTACAAATATCATATCATAGTCAGCATTAAAGAAAGCATCTGAATGTTTTGTGTGCTGGTATGCATATAAATTAGCAAAATCATTAGCCTCTTTCTTCTGCTTATTAGTAAGTTCTAATGCCGTCATAGTATAGGTTCTACAACAAAGGATAATTTAATTGTGTCGTCTGCATGAAAAGTGGTTGCGCTTCTGTTTACCAATCCAACATGTAATTCACCTGTACCGTCTGCATCTTCGTAATATATTGGCGATTTAAAGCTATTCTCACTTTCATAGTAATACTGACCAGAGCCAGCAATCTGTCTTGCATCTGAATTTGAAAACAGAACAGATGATATATATCCATCTGTATCCAGGTCTGTATTTGAATACCCATCTGTATTCCAGAATACAACCTCAAGATCTAAAGCAGCACCCGTATTTGTAAAATCAGCCTGAACTGCTATACTGTTTATCTTCAACTTGTTAATATTCACTGTTGAATAGTCAGATGGAAAACTAAGAGATTCGTTCTCTATAGCATTCTGAGCTAGTGCTGCAGTGAAATTAGTATCCTTATCACTGGAAATTGTTTCTATTGAATAATGTACTGACATTACTTCCCTCCTTTAATTACATTTTTGTTCTGGTTTATAGGCCAGGGACCTTAATTCGTCTAACATTTCCCTATACCTCTTTGTAAACTCGTCACTATCGTCATTAATATCTACTTTAAATAATTGCCAACACTGGTTTCCGTCACTATACATCTGGCCTATTATAATACTAACATCTTCAGTTCCCTTTATAACAAACAGCATCATCTCGTCTCTATGACAGACTACCGCATGGTTAACCTCCCTATTGATATAGTGTGTATAACTGCCAGTATGGAAAACCTCAATCCAGCTCATGTCTACACCAGCCCGATCAATACATTCTTTATCGGTCTTACCCTGATATATAGGAGCTTTATCAATTTGACTTCCGTAGGTATTGTTAAAGTAACTCATAACACCAAAAGTAATACCTACGATAGTTGCAATAACAATCATACCCTTGATTATATCACCAAACTCTATTACCCTTTTTTTTTGTATTTTATTAAGTACGTCTAATATCTTATCAATCTTACTGTTTTGTTCTTTTATATGTCCAGATTCAACACACGTATTTGCACTTTCTAACAGTGCATCATATTTTCTATTACCATCTACTTCGTGTTTATCAAACTTATCTCTTAAATGTTTTACTGTTTCATCGGTACGTATTACAATATCTCTTATATCTTCCACATTTAACCTTTCTTCATTTAAGGACCGACCACTCTTTTTCAGGAAATTTCTTAGTTGGTATATATACAATAACGTCTTCTGTTTCAACTTTAATAGTTGATCTATTAGCTGATATAATTTTGCCGTCAACACTGCCATCATCATTAAATAACCTCACCTTTGCACCTATACCTATAACAAGTGATCCCTTGAATTTACGCCACGCAAACTCATTAAAAAGAAAGGATTTAATGGTAATCAGTATATAACCAACTACCATTAACTGAAAGAGTGTGAATAGGAGTTCCCACTCTAACCCCTTCGTCACTATATCCGTTACAACTCCTGCCGTCTCATCCATTTTGCTCTCTCTGCCTCCCATTCAGCCTGCCACTCAACCAATATATCAAGCACTTGCCTCTTTATTATCATCTGCTGTCTCGGTAGAAACTGCTCAATAGGCATATCCAGCTCGAATATTTTATCGGCTATGTACTTTGCAGGTGTTATCATAGTACTGTGGGGCCCTTTATCTCTGCTGCCGCTTTTTGTATCTTATGCCCTATACCGACAAAACCAAATCCTGCCGCTACTGTTACCACTATCTTAGCTAAATCTACATAACCAAGACTTGTTAATATTGCACTTACTCCTGCCAATCCTGCTGCTATCCACGTCTTATAACCTTTCATCATTTTCTGCCTCCTATTAAATTAATTGTTAACACCTGATACTTGTAATGACATTTTACATTTAAAATACAAATTGGTCTGAACTTCTTATTGCATCCAAAGTCTCAGTCACGGTATGACCTGTATTTCCTGAGTCAACAAATGTTGCCTGACTCCCTGTGGTTCCACTTGCTATAGTTTCGTTACAATGTATCAATAAAGTTGTATTGGCATCAGAAGTAAATTCTTCTGATGCGACTGTATAAGTTGCACCTGAATATGATCTGTTTACATCACTTATACGTATTTCATCCACAAAGTCTGCTTTAGCACCGCCTCCCTGCGACATATTATTTATGGAAAGTATCCTATCTGAATTAAATATTGAATCTGTCGAAATATCAAATGTTGAACCTATCTCTGAACCATCTACATACGCTCTTAGATTAGTAGTAGTTCTTGCTAAAGCAATCGCATACCATGTATCAGCAGAAGGTGTCCACGACCAAGATGGAATTGTCATATCCGTACCATTTGTTGTATATACAAATCGCATGTTGTTATTATCTCCATCCCAATCCCACTTAAACCCTCGCTTACCAGCAACACCCCAATGCGTTATGAAATGAGTCGCACCAGTGTGTGCAGCGCCAATCCATCTGACTCGCATTTCCATAACAAAGTTATCACCACCAAGAGTCCAATCACTGTGGTCACCTACCGAAAGAGAGCCTGTTGAGGCAAAGTTATATGATAAAGTGGTTAGAGGTGCAGAACCCCCACCAAATCCAACCAAATGAGTTAACATTAATTTATTGCGATATATCTTTCGTTGTGCTATTGGACTTGGTAGTGCCTTTGGGTCACAATGAAAATCATCGAGAGCATCCCGAATATATAAATTTGCTTTATTTCGTGACCACACTAGACTTCATCCTCCCCCCTCAATACTCTCCTTGTATTTATCTTCTCCCAAACTTCGTTAGGGAAACTGTCTTTTTCTAGAGTGCCTCCCTGTGCGATGATAACCAGTATATCTTCAGTCATTCTTGCAAGCACTCCATCAGAATCAGCAATTTTTCTTGTATTTATCTGTGCCTTTTCTTCTTCTGTTAAAGCAACCACATCAAACCCCAATGCCCTCTTTGCGTCTTGAGAAACATCAACAGTCATATCTGATAAATCTGGTATTGTTTCCGTCTGAACAAGTTTATGTGTTTCTTTATTATACTCTGGTTGAGCATCTCGTTCTTCGGGTATCCAGACAAAAGATTTATTTAAAGCTCTTTCGGGATTATTAAACTCCTTACGCTTTACTATATCACCTGTACTTCTATCAATTTTTGAATACCATTTTTTCATCTTATGTATCCTCCCCTGCGTCTGTTGTTACAAACATCTGAATTCCTATTAATCGTGCATCTTCAGCCATATC